ACCCTCGGGAGTGAGCAGCTCGGCATCCATGCCGGCCTCTTCGAAGTACGTCTTGATGACTCCGTTCGCCTGGTCCTGGTTTAGGCCTAAGGCGTGAAATCTCTGCAGCACTCGATCGGAACGGTCGTCACTCCAATCGATTCCCTGAGGAACCTTCTCGGGAAGTTCGACCTTGTATTCGGTGTGAGCCTTCGGCCGGCCAAGCTTCTCGTAGACCGAGTTAAGCTTTGCCTGCTTCTCTTCCGGCTTGAGGTTCTCTTCGGGAAGGAAGATCGCTCGACCGAGGGACTTCTGACTCTCGACGTAAGACTTCGCGAAGTTCGCAACGTCACCCTTAGCAGCCTCTTGGAAGGCGGGCTCGTTACGGATCTCTTCGGGGACCTGGCTTACAAAACCTTCGTCGAGGGCCATTATTCAGGCCTCCGAACAGCGGCCGTGCTGCCGGCGATCTCGTCGACCCGATTGCGGATATCTTCCGCGGACGGTGCCGGGACATCTTCAGCGGCGGTGACCGGCTTGCCGGCCAGGGTTTTTGCACCCTTGATAAGACGGTTCGCTTCCGCGATCATCCTCTCGGCCTGTGTTCGGAGCTTAACGCTCTTCTCCTTCTGATCCTTCCGTTGTGCATCGGGGATCAGGAGGCAAGTTCCGCACAGATCGTTGTCAAAGATATCCTCGAACGACCCTGGCTTACGGGCGGGCGTACCAGCTCGGTGGGTCTCGCAATGAACGCAAACTAATGACATCTTTATCTCTCCTCTTCTTCTTCGAAAATAACGGCGGGTTGCAAAATTTCCCGGACGTTATCGTTGTGAACCAATCTTGATCCAGCCACGACCGCGGTCTCGATGTCGTCGATGACTTCCCTCTTCGCGACCCGTCGAGCCAAGTTGCCATGGCTGTCGAACTCTCCAGACGATAGCGGTCTCGCGTATCTCTTCTTCATGTCGGCGAGAACGATCTGTCCCTGTTGAGAACTGAAGATCGCGTGGTACGCATGAAGCACCTCACGAACCTTCTCCTCCTTGAGCACTCCCTCCAATTAACCCCCCAGGATCTCTTTGAGCTGTTGCTGCACGTTAGGATCTGCCGAGGCCTTCACCATTGGTGCGGCCTTCCCCATACCCTCGGCCATGGCTCCAGCAGCGGCCATCTGTTGCTGTTGTGCTTGCTGTTGCTGTCTCTGCTCGCGGATCTCTTCTCGATCCTCGACACTACGAATCCAGTTGGGCGGGAGGCCGGTGATATGAGCGGTACCGCGGGCGACCTCATCGGGATCGAGATTGTCATAGAGGGACACATCGATCTGTCCGAGCGGGGCGTTCACTTGCTGCCAGCGTTCGAGGGCGGTGATATCGCCAGACCGTTGAGCCTTCGCCAAGGGCCCTTCGAACTCGATCTCGATTCCAGACTCAGAATCGAGCAGCTCTTCGGGCGGAGGTGGAAGCTTGCCGGCACGGTACAGAATGCCGAACACACGGTCGATCATGGGAGCGAGCATTTCGGTCATGAGCCGGCCAAAGGTCGGACCCAAGAGTCGCTGCATCAGCTCGAATCGGATCTGCACTTCAGTGGCGGTCATTTGCGGCCCGCCCTGGTTTAGTTGGAGCTGATCGGTGTAGTAGATCCGGCGGATCGACTCTTTCAGCTTTTCCTCTTCGAGGTTGCCGATATCGAACCGGCCCTCGTTCCTGAGAGTGTCGAGGGCGTCCATTTGACGAACGACGTTGATACCACCAGGGGTGAGGCGGATACTGCCAATGACACCATCGTCAAGGGCGATGACCGGAGGATCGATCGCTTTACCCCAGGCTCGAAGAGCGAGCCGGCGGGCCTCGTTTAGGCTCTTGATGTCCGGGAGGGCGGTATGCCCGGGACCGCGGCCGTAAGTCTCTTGCGATGCCTTCGACCATCGGGGGACGACGACGGGGAACTCGTGATAGCCCTTCTCTTGGACGAGCTTCTTTTTGTCCTTCTCGATCCAGTACGAAGCGATCGGGAGGGAACTCTTCGAGCGTTTGCGGTCGTACTCTCCGCGAGGCTTGATCGCCTGCAGGAACTCAAACCGTTTGTACGGATCTTCCTTCGCGGCCTTCTGGATCGTATCGCTCAAGTTCTCGATGCCGAAGATGTCCGCGGCGTTCGTCGCAGTGAAGTAGAAGCATCGGTAGACCGTGTTGACCTTGCCGTACTTATCTTCCTCGATGACATACTCGGCGACGTCAAGAGCATCGAACACGATGCCGTTATACGAGAGTGGTCCGTCGACCTCTTCGGTGTAGAGACAGCCGGTGCCGAAGCAACCAAGGTCGAGATAGACCTCGAAGATCTCGGAGCTGAAGTTGGACTGACTGAGTGCGAGGTAAATTTCTTTGGCGACCGTGAACAGCCAGAACTTGACCGGCTGAATATTATTGAGAGCCTCGCTGGTCGTCTTGAGCGAGAACCATTGGATCACCGGCGAGGTGAGCGAGCCCTGCATCGAGGCGGCGAGCAGCTCGTTGGCGTTCGGTGCCGTCGAGTCGAAGAGCTTGCTGGTCTTCTTCGCCCCGGCGATCCGTTGGACATAGACGTTCGACTTTCGCGGCATGATATAGTCCGCGAGGTCGTTCCACTCGGCCTCCCAGGGCCGACGCATTTCAAGCAGTCGTTCGTACTGCTTACAAATGCCAGTGGTGAGAAGTTCGTAATCCATTAACGACTCAAAAGACTTCCTGCTCCGCCAAGGGTTTTCGAAAAGGCCGGGGCGGGAGTAGTGATCCCGGCCGGTGAGGTAAGGATATTCTGGCTTGTCCCGCCCTTCGCGAGTTTAGCCGCGGCCTCCGCCTTCTTCTTGTTTACATCATCGTCGAGGTTGGTGGCCGGCTTAACCTCTTTGGGTCCTTTGAACATCGACATTGTCTGACTCCTTAAATGACTGACAGATTAGTGTACGAAAGGGTCGTACTCCATGATCGCTTGCATTGATGCCGCCCGCTCGGCCGAAGCCCGGATGCTTCCCTTCGATCGGCGGCGGTTCATGATACCGAAGGTACGAAAACCGTCGGCACCGTGCGAGGACCAGTCGTGGACCGGGGAGGCCCTGAAGCAGGCCATCTTTTCGTCCCACTCTTTGTGGTAAGCACCAAGGGCGAACAGGCCTCGCTCGCACTGCCCTCGATCAAAGTAACAGAACGGGAGAACTTTGCGGCAGGCGTCGATCCCCTCTTGGACTCCACGCTTCGGAGCGATCTGTTGCGGCCGGATGCCGAGCCGGTAGGCTGTGTCCTTGCGGGCTTCGCCCGTCACCCAGTCCTTGACCTCCATGTCCCAGGGGAAGAAGTGCCGGCCGTAGACGTAAGGTTTCTCTTTGAGCCACTTGGCATACGTCGGTAGACCTTCGCCACTCTCTTCGAGGTAGTCGATGAAGTGGACCGCTTCGCCGGCGTGCGACTGACTGAACCAGATCGCGGTCGCGTCCGACTGCCCAATGTCCCACCAAGTATCGACAGGGAGTTCGGGTATCCAGGGATAGTTCCCGACCTGCCCTTTCTTTTCGAGCTGCTGGAGAATCTTGCCGTAGTAAGACCCCTGCAGGTAACCTTCCCAGGAGCAGTAATACTCCTGTTGGATCAGCTCTTCGTCGACTCCCTCTCGCCGCTCTTCCTCGATGTCTTGCTCGGTGAGTACCGGAGTTCCGTCCTCCCCCTCGCCGTCCCGTCGAGTATCGTTGATCGTGAGTAGTTCGGTGTACCAAGTTTCGGGGTACTTGATCGCGGTCTGATAGAGCTTGTAACCGTGATTCTTTCCGCGGGGAGTGTACGCGAACGCCATCCATCCGCGGTTCTCTCTCAGGATCGGCCGGATCAGGTTGTACGCGGTCGGGTCCATGAGCGAGAACTCTGAGAAGACAACCCCGACGGGGTTTGGTCCGACGATGCCGTCGCCGATCTTGTCGGTTCCGATCACCTGAAGGATCGAGTTATTCCTCAGGGTGATCTTCATTTCCTGATCGTTCTTGCCGGCGATCAGGGCCTTGGGAACGTGATCGATAAATTTAAAACCGTCCGAGCCGATACCGTCCCAGATGATCTTCTTGCCGTGAGTGTAGGTCGGGGCAAGGTACCAGTACACGCCGACCCTCTGCAGCATCCCTTTGACCATCATGTTCAGGAAGGTCTTATCCTTCCCTGCTCGACGATGGAGGACTCCAACGAAACGCTTGAACCCTCGATCGAAGGCATTCAAGAACCGAAGCTGGTAAGAACGCGGGTTGAAGTTATACGGAATGCGAATCGTTTGGGACACTAAAACCTTACATTTAGTTTAAGGATTATGCAGTCCAGGGTTTGTACGAGGTTGGAACGTCCGCGGCCACCGTGTTCGCAACGCCCTGTTGAATCGTCTGCGATAGCGAAACGCTATCAGTCGAGCCGGAGTAGGTCACGGTCGGCGTGACCGAGTAGACTGCACTGTCTGAAGTGATCTTCATGGGTTTACCTTTCTTGTTATGCCTCTAACCAAGACACGAACGCTGCATAAGATGTCCGCCCGTTGGTGTTTGAATTGATGAAAATTCCAACCTTGTCGGGGGTGAGAAAGTCCAGCCTTGTGACACTATGAAATTCTATAAAGGTCACTCCATCCACCGAGTAACTACAGATCCGGTTTGTGTTATTGTCTTCGATCCTCAACCAAATCAACCCGCCGTTATAGGGGATCAGCTTAGGCTCGTAGGTTGCGTAACCGGCACTGAAAGTGGTTGCGTTGGTAAATTTATAGGACGCTAGTTGCGGAGGGTTAAACCCGCCATCCACCAGTAACAAAGCAAAGGCCGCGAACTTATCACTGCCGCTCTCTCTCCAGAACAACCCCGCGAACGGGTTTTCGTTAACACCACTACCATCACCATTCAAAGTCGGGATCATGCCAATCGTGATTGAATAGGGGGCCGTCGGAGCGTCGACCTCTCGCCCGCGAGTACTGAAACTTTCAGAGGGCGTACTCAGAACGAAGCCGTCGACATTACCAAAGGTCGTCGGCGTGAAAGTGCCACCGCCGTTAACCGCCGTGAAGCTGAGAGCGGAAATGTCCGAAAACGTAAACAAGCTTTGACCGCCGCCACCGCCGCCAGGTAGATTGCCGAGCTTGACCCTCTTTTTTTCGTTCGTGTCTTCAGAGTCCTCAATCAGCAGAACGTCGTCCTCGTGCGGAGAGGTCTTCTCGGTGACCGCGGCGATCTCGCCGGCGATACTGGCATGGATCGCGTCGGCCTCAAGTATTTCAACTACGGTGGTTCGAAGGGCGAGCTGATCGAGTGCTTCCGATGCATCGTCAGGATCAGTGCCCCAGTCGTCCCCGTCGGCCGGAGTATAAGTCACGTCTACGGCATCGACCGAACTTCCTCCCTGGACCGGAGTGACTGTATCGTTCTCGTCGATCGTATAAAGAATACCATCGTCACCAATGAACAGGCGGTGCTCATTGGTTCCGGGCGTAGGTACCGCGGGAGGACCGTTAGGGTCCTGCTCGACAAGAAGAACACTCGGGTAGTGATTATTAGATACGATCATTTCGTTACTCGGACGGTAAGAGGTTCGACATCAAGATGTCACACCCGTCAGGATCACTTGTGACAAGCTCCGGCGGATCACACACTCCGTCCGCGACAAGAAGCTCTGAGTATGTCTCTATTTGGACCGTCGCCGGGATCACGCCGTCCGGTGTGTAAAAGTTCCATCCGCGTGAGGGATTGATGCCGATGATCTGGCTTGCTGAATTGAAAAACTTCCAGGCCATTTAGGCCTCCCTCGTGATTCCGTAGATCGTTAGGATGACGCTATTCGAGCCGGCCTGAGCGTTGATCGTGTCGCCCGCTTCGAGAAACATTTCGCCGTCCCACTCGGCCCAACCACCATTTACGATATTCGCGGCCGGAAGGATCGGAACGCCGTCATGCTCCATTCGGATCGAATTGAGTCCGTTAAAGCTATTGACCGCCCGCATGTGCGTGATCTTGGCTTGGGTACTTGCCGGCACGGTGTAGACGGTCGACTCTGAGTTCGAGACGCTCGCCTGTGCGAGCTTCTTCCAGGTCCCTTGAAAGTCGGGAACGCTACTCTTCGGAACTCCTTCGGAGTCAAAAGTCTGCCAGTTGCCGTCGACGTAGTTCCGGCTCTCGCCGGGCTGAAGCGTGAAGTGACCGACGACCGTGGTCGTAACGCCGTCGTTGATCCTGAACGTAACCACGATCGCTGCCGTGTCTTCGTTCGTGATCGTAATGAAGTCGATGACCTGATCGCCGCCGAAGTCGGCCGGCACGAGAGTGACCGGGTTTTCGTCGTTGAGTTCGTGGTTCAAGCCGATCGAGTCGGCGTCCGACTCTACGTTCGATCGGTCGGTGTAGGTGACCGCGACCGGGATCGGGTTAGTTGCGACCGCACCCGCGAGGAAGGCTTCGAGGAACTTATTTTCGTTGTCGAGTGCAATCATCGAAAAGTGAAACTTAGTCGAGCCGGAGCACTCGCGTGAGCAAGGTAGACATGACAGACAGGACCGGAAGGCCGGTCGCCCGGGACACGATATAACAGTACCCGTAGAACAGACCGCCGGCCAAAGACACGAGCCCTAAACAAATTGCCAAGAACGTCAACATATTTATTGACCTCCGACCGCCCGTAGACGGTTCTTTAATTTTTCGACATGCCCTTTAAGGATGACCTGGTTCGCTTCGCTGCACTTCCGATAATCCTTAATCCAGTCGCGAAGCTTGACGGCATCCTCGATCTTGATTACGACATACTCGTACCCCTCGCCCTGAGGATCACGACCTCTTGTCCGGCCCTCGACTACAGGCTGTTCGGGACAATCCCTCAGTACAGGATCTTCCGGGATATGGAGTGCAACAGGCGAAATGGCCGTGCAGCTAGAAACGAAAAATATCGTCGCTATCAGGAGGAGTTTTACGTTCATCGATCTTTAGTAGTTCGTCCTTGACCCTCTCGTCGATCACCTTGTCGAACGACTCGGCCGCTTCGACCTTGGCCTTCGTTTCGGTCTGCTTTTCGACCCACTTCTCTCGCTCTTCGACCTTGCCCTTCTGCTTGACTCCGAAGTACAGAGCCACGAGGCCGACCGTAGCGACCAACCAAGGTAGAGCTTTAACGATTAGGCTTAATAGGAGTGTTTCCATCTTTCGGATTGCCAAAGGTCTCGACTGCGTCACGGGCCAGCAACGGAGCCATCACAAGACCAAACGCGGTCGCGAACTGAATAGGGTCCATCGAGGCAAAGACCAAGTCGAGGTATTTTATGCCACCGATCGCGAACTTGACGACGAGGATGATCGACGCCGGGACGCATAGCGTGACCGTCCATGACTTACGGCCGGATGAATCTTTGAGTAGTCTCATGGAGTAAGGTCGATCGAAAATTCTTCGGTAAGCTTCTCATGTAGAGTCTTTAGGTAGTCGATAATCCCGGCCCGCTGCTCGGGTCGTACGAACTTAACTTCATCGACCTCGGTGGAGAAAACGACTCCGTCTCTTTCGAGAGTGACCTTGACCATGCGGGTGATCGGATCTCGTGTTACGGTGAGCGTGTAATTCCCAGGCATCGACTCTCTCCCCTGGCTTCTGGTCTGGAACAATCGGTACCTCTCCACCCATGTCGGACAAATCCCATTCAGATTCGAACATGATTTCTCCATAAAGTAAGTTGGTGGACCAGGAGGGATTCCAACCCTCGCTAACTGGGTGCAAACCAGTTGTGCTCGCACTACACTACCGGCCCGGAAATTTGGCGGTCCCGCGGGGAATCGAACCCCGATCGCACGAGCGACAGTCGTGGGTCCTGACCGTTGAACGACGAGACCTTGTCACAAAAACTAGTCAAGTTTTGTGACAGAAAAACTGGGGCCACTGGTAGGAGTCGAACCCACAACCCTCGACTTACAGGGACGCCGCTCTACCGATTGAGCTACAGTGGCAGACTACTCGACCTCGATCTCTTCTAGTTCGAACCTCTCGTTGATCTGTTCGACTAGTACGGGCGAGGACGTTTTGGTTTCTTCGGCTTTGCCATTGGTCTCCTCGATGATTACAGTTGGTGCTTCTAGTTTGGCCGGCCCTTTGAAGTCAGGC